AGCGGGACGCGGCAGCGGTGATCCGCTCGTTCGCGCATGAGTTCGGGTTCACCCCGTCTGCCCGGTCGGAGATTCGGCGCGGCCAGGCCGGGCACGCACCGGCCGCAGCGCGGTACCTCAACGCGTGAGAGCACCAGCGGCCGGCACCGGTCACGACCGGTCAGCGCCGGTGCGGCCCCGGGAAGGCCCCTCCCGTCACCGCTCCCGGCCCAACGTGAAGCGGCCCACCCCTCGCGATGGAGGGATGGGCCGCTCGGCTCCGGGGCGCTTCCTGGGCTAGATCTCCCCTAGGTTGCGGCGCCGCTGGACCTCTGCCGCGTAGCGGTCCTGCTCGTTCCAGGTGACCTGCGTGTAGGGGAGCGCGTCGCCCCCGGCGCTGCCGCCACCGCGCCACGACACCTTGCCGTCGCCCAGCGGGTTGTCGCCCACGTGGGCGCTGGCCGGGTAGTGCCCGCGCTCCAGCTCGCACTCGGTGCTGTACGGGTCGTGCCCGCCCGTGGTGAAGGTGGCGCCGCACAGCTTCTCCAGCTCCGCTAGGTGCGCGTCGTAAGCCGGGTCAGCGGGCCAGCCGTCGTCGTCGTGGCTGGGGTCGGCGCAGATGAAGTCGGTGCTGTCGCTGGCGTTGTCGCAGATGTGCTCGTGGTTCATCGTGGCTCCTCTGGGGTTTTAGTTGAGACCGGCCGTGTACGCGTCGGCCCGGCCCTGCTGGTCGACGGTGCACTTGAACGTGACGGTGCGGCTGGTCGATGCCAGCACCACACTGAGGTCGACGTGGACCTCCCCCGTGAAGGCCCACGTGCCGGCCGACCGGGTGTGCTCGTAAAACGTCGGCGTGTTGACGCTCATCAGCACGTTCGGGTACTGGTCGGCTGCTTCGTTGAGGCGCTGGTTGAGGGTTGACCGGCAGGCCCCTTCCGCTGTGGCCTGCGAGACACCGAGCGTGCGCCCGGTCGCGGTGAGCTGGCCGCAGCCTGCGGCGGTGAATAGTGCGCCAGCCGTGACGGCGATGGCGGCGATGCGGCGAATCTGCATTTGCTGGCTCCTCCAAGGGGTTGGCCCCCCGGCGTACCGGGGGGCCAGGACGGGTTGGGATTTACTTGCTGGCTCCACGCGGGCGGGGGCCGAACGACTCGCTCCACTCGGTGCCGGGGCAGTACGACAGCCACGTGCCGATGAGCTCACCGGCGACCTTGGCGGTGACGCCTTCGAGCGCGGTTAGCTCCTCGTCCGACATGAGGGCCTCCGCCTGGTCGGCCCAGTTGCTGGCGAGCCCACCCGCGACGCGGATCAGGACGGTGGCCACCGCGCGCTTCTGGTCGCGGGTCATCTCCTTGACGCTGGTCGGGATCGGCGCTGCGGCCTTGACCGGGGTGGCCTTGGCTGCCTTGGTCGCCTTCGCGGGCGTGGCCGGGGTGGCTTCCTCGCCGACCGGGGCGGCCCAGAACTTGGAGGCGACACCGAACCGGTCGACGTGCTTGCCGGCCGAGTCGTTGACCTGCACCATCCCCTTGTCCACCGCGATGGTGGCCGGGGTGCCGGTGCTGTCGGGCGCGCCATCGGCGCGACCGAAGAACAGCACGCTGGTCGGGTTGCCGTGGGCCTTCCACGTGGCCCGGGTGGCGTTCGGGGTTTCGATCGCGGTGACGGTGACGGTGGGCTTGCCGGCCGGGCTGGCGGCCGGGGTGGACTTGCGAGCCATCGTGCTCTCCTTCGGGGTTGCGATGAACCAGGTCTGGCTGGCCGAAGCGCGGGCCACGCCCTGGTCGGTGATGATCTCGATGCGACGGTTGCCGATCGAGCGCACCGACTCCACCGTGGCGACGGTGGCGCCGGTCTTGCGCACCGCCACCGCCACGCTGCCCTTGCGGGAGCCGGGGGTGACGAGCACCTGGGCGCCGGGCACCAGGCGAGTGGTGGTGATCTTGCCCTTGGCGGTGCCCGGGGCCGGGGTGACGGTGACGGTGCTGCGGGTCATGGTGGCGCTCCTCTGTGCCTCGTGGCCCCCCGGTGCGGGGGCGCCCGCCCACTCTCCCGTGTCGAGATGGCTGCTGGGCGATCGAACGGGTCGGCCAAAGATCGAACGAACGGTTCTTTTTTCAGGGAGGCGTGCACGCCATGCCTTCAACCCGCAAACCAGGTGAGCGCTACGACTTGACGACCGGGCAGCTCATCGCGTCGGCCCCGGCCAAACCGAAGCGCAAGCCCGTCCCGTCTTCCCCGCGTAAGGCGCCGGCACCGGCCGACACGCCCGTCCCGCCTTCTCCGCGTAGGCGCGTGAGCGGCCCCGTCTGCGGGTACCGGTTCGACTGCTACTGCCACGGCCCATGTAAATGCGGCAATACGTGCGGCGAACGGGGCGAGCACCTGTGCCGGCCGCGCGTGGTCAAGGTGCTCGGCTTCTTTGCCGATGTGCTGATCCACACCAAGGGTCGCTGGGCGCGCCACCGGTTCCACCTGGCCGACTGGCAGGCGCAAGAGATCGTGGCGCCGTTGTTCGGAACCGTTGTCTGGGATGACGAATCGGACCGCTACCGGCGCCGCTACCGCATCGCCTGGCTGGAGCTGGCCCGCAAGAACGGCAAGTCAGAGCTGCTGGCCGGCATCGCGCTGTACCTGCTCGTTGCCGATGACGAAGAAGGCGCAGAGATCTACGGCTGCGCGATGGACCGCGACCAGGCCCGCAAGGTGTTCGACGTTGCCGAGCGCATGGTCAAACTGTCGTCTGTCCTCAGTCGACGGCTGAAGATCTACACGCAGGCCAAGCGGATCGTTGACGAGCGCACCGGCAGCTACTACGAAATCGTGGCAGCGGATGCGGCCGGCAACCTGGGCCACAACCCGCACGGCGTGATCCTTGACGAGGTCATCACGCAGCGCAACGGCAACCTGTGGAACGCGATGCGAACGGCAATGGGCGCACGCACCCAGCCGCTCATGGTCGCCGCGACCACTGCCGGCGATGACCTGTCGTCGTTCGCGGCCAACGAGCACGCCGAGATGGAGCGCATTGCCGACGATCCCGACCGGGCGCCGCACGTCTTCGTCTACATGCGCAACTTGCCGCGTGACGCCGACCCGTGGGACGAGACCAACTGGCACCTGCCCAACCCGGCGCTGGGCACGTTCCTGTCGGTCCAGGCGCTACGCGATGAGGCAGCGGAGGCACGCAATGACCCGTCGAAGGAGAACGCGTTCCGCCAGTTCCGTCTCAATCAGTGGGTGTCGCAGGCGTCCCGGTGGATGCCGATGCACATGTGGGACGGCACCTCCGGCAACCTTTGGCTGACCCCCGATCACGGCCGTGACCACCTGGCCGGGCGCACCGCCTACGGCGGGCTGGACCTGGCCGCAAAGTTCGACCTCACCGCGTGGTGCCTGGTCCTGCCAGGTGATGAAGAGGACGACCCATGCGACGTGCTGTGGCGCTTCTGGCTCCCGGAAGGTGGCCTGGAGCGGCTGGACAAACTCAACGATGGTCGGTTCACCGCGTGGGCCAAGGCTGGCTGGATCACGGTCACCGATGGCGGCGTGATCGACTACGACCGCGTTGTCGAGGACATCGCCACGGACGCCACACATTTCCGCATCCGCGGAATCGATGCTGACGAATGGTCGATGTGGCCGGTCATCAACCGCATCGCCTACGCGTGCGGGCTGGATGTCGACCAGGGCGAAGTCACTGCCTACCGCAACACCTACGACCGCATGACCCCAGGGCTCGATGACGTGATGGCGCTCGTGCGGGAGCAGCGAATCCGGCATCACGGCAACCCGGTCGCCCGGTTCTGCTTCGACTCGTGCGAGGTGCGCCGCGCGTCGTACGACGCCAACCTGGTCCGCCCGGTCAAGCCCGACCGGGCGGCCGACCGCAGCCGCATTGACGCCGTGCCGACGACCGCGATGGCGGTCAACTGCTGGCGGAGTCACGAATCCAACCTGCGGGTGTCGGCCTACGAGGACCGGGACCTGATCGTCGTGTAGCAGAGAGGCAACCATGGACCGCTGGGCTGACTGGGTTTACCGGCGCCAGGTGACGTTTTTCCTGGCGATGACAGCGGTCCTGGTCCTGCTCACCGTCGCGGGGCTGTAGTGGCCTGGCGTCGCTGGCCGGTCAAGTCGCGAGTGCTCGTCAACCTGCACGACGGGCGAGCCTTCGACGGCATCCTCTACCGCACCACAGGACCGCTGCTGGTGCTGGTCGACCCGACCCTCATCGAAGTTGGCGCGGAGCCAACGAAGTTGGACGGCGCCGTGTATGTCGAGCGGTCCAACGTGTCGTTCATTCAGGTTCGCAACTAGCAAGGAACGGTCGGTGAGACGTGTCCTTCGTCGTGACCGCTGGGCAGATCCAGGCCGTTCAACGGATGCCGGCCTGGTCGTACCCCAGCGCCCCATACGCGGCCATATCCCTCAGCGCCAACCTGGTCCAGACCTACGGCGAGTTGTGGCAGAGCCAGCCGGCGCTGCGCACCGTGGTCGACTTCCTGGCCCGAAACGTGGCCCAGCTTGGCCTTGATCTGTTCGAGCGGACCGGCACCGACCGGGTGAAGTTGTACGACCACCCGTTCGCGCGGCTGCTCGAGCGGCCCTGGCCGGGCACCAAGTGGACCAAGTACCGGCTGCTCAACACGCTGATGCATGACCTGTGCATCTACGACAACGCATTCCTGCTCAAGGTGCGCGGTGAGCCGGGCGAACCCCCACGGCTGCTGCCGATCCCGGCACGCATGGTCAACGTGGCCGGCCCGAACCTGTTCTTTCCCGACTCGTACGTCATCGTCGGCAGTCACGCCAACCGTGAGGTGGCGGCCGAAGACATGGTGCACATCCACGGGTACAACGGCATCGACCCACGCAAGGGCGTCTCCCCCATCGAAACGCTGCGGCAGATCCTGGCCGAGGAGTACCAGGCCACGAAATACCGCGAGCAGATGTGGCGAAACGGTGCCCGCGTTGGCGGTTACGTGTCGCGGCCCAAGGATGCGCCGCGCTGGTCTGACCCGGCCCGGCAGCGCTTCGAAGCCCAGTGGAAGGCGCTGTACTCCGGTGAGGGTGACGCCGTGGCCGGCACGCCCGTCCTGGAGGACGGCATGGCGTTCGTGGCGGCCGGGGTGTCGCCGCGTGAAGCGCAGTACGTCGAGTCACGCAAGCTGACCCGCGAAGAGGTGGCGGTCGCATACCACGTGTCGCCGGTGATGATCGGCTTGATGGACGGGGCAACGTTCTCGAACGTCACCGAGCTGCACAAGATGCTCTACCAGGACACGCTGGCCCCGTACCTGACGCAGCTCGCACAGGACCTGGAGAACCAGCTCCTGGAGGACCTGGATCCGAGCGCGGCCGACGGCTCCAAGTACGTGGAGTTCAACCTGTCCGAGAAGCTGCGCGGCTCCTTTGCCGAGCAGGCCACGGCCATGATGTCGGCGGTCGGCGGACCGTGGATGACGCGCACCGAAGCGCGGGCAGCGTTCAATCTGCCGCACATCGCCGAGGCGGACGAGCTGATCGTGCCGCTCAATGTCGTCAACGGTGGTCTTGCCGCTCCCAACGACACAGCCCCCGACAACCCGTCGAACGGCAGCGAGCCCAAGGCACTCAAGCGCGTCATGCGCAAGTTCCTGGTCCGCCAGCGGGAGGCGCTGCTCTCGAAGGTCCACGTCACGGGC